CCGGATGCAAGAATGTTGGGAACGCGGAGTCTGGGACTACAACCTCGATCATGCCTGCACCGAGTTCGGCGGATGCCCCTTAACCTCCGTTTGCAAGTCCCCGACGCCGGAAACCTGGCTGCCCGTTTATTTCGAGCGTCGCCGCTGGGACCCGCTTGACCGCGTTGAGGAGTCCTTGCCATGCTAATGTGGATTGTTCTCGGTATTCTTGCAGTCGTCGTCATCGCCGCCATTCTGGGGCTCGCGGAATACTGGTCCATTAAATGATCTCAATGCCTGTTCACTTCTTTGTCCAAAACACATACCTGGGCACGGGGGTGTGGGAGGAAACATTGAGCCGTAATCCCCGTGACTTCCCCATGTCGCTGGCATTTTTTTGCCCGCGGTGTGGGGAGGTCTGGGGGAGGGCGGTGCTCGAAGGTAAGTCGTTTATGATTTACAGTATTCTGTGCGAAAAACACGAGCTTAATTATCCTTTCGATATCCCCGGCAGTATGTGGTTCCCGTGGCAAACGCTGCACAATAAAGCGCTCTCGCGGGAAGCCCTCAAACGCGAGGTTGCTTTACACCTCGCCGTTTATGATCGTTTCAAGGAGATGTATCACGATGAATAATGATGGTCACTGGCCCTTTAACCCGCCCGACAACAAGCTTCCCGAGGAGCCTCCTCCTCCTTCTCACCCACTCGACTTCATCGACATCGCTATTCACGCTTTCTGCTGGGCCCTCATCGGCCTGATTATCTTCATGGTCTGGCGACAGTTTGCAAAGTAGTCTTGCATTTTGCCGCGGATTATGCGACAATAACCCGATCGACATTTAATTATAAAGGCATAATATGTCCCTCCCTGGAGTAAATGTCCTCCTCATGGGGGCGTCAGGCGCCGGCAAAACCTACGCCATCCGAACGCTCCTCGCAAAAGGCATCACCCCTTTCTGCGTGTTCACCGAGCCGGGATTCGAAGTCCTCGGCGACTTGCCGGCGGACAAAATCCACTGGCATTACATCAAGCCCGCGGACCAAGACTGGGCTTCAATGATCGACTCCGCGACGAAAATCAACACGCTGTCGTTCGAGTCCCTCACCAAGCTCGCGGATATCGGCAAGAAGAACTACGATCAATTCATCGACCTGCTCAAAACACTCAACGACTTTAAGTGTGACCGCGATGGCCGCAGTTACGGCGATGTGTGCAAGTGGGGAACGAACCGCGCCCTGGTACTCGACTCCCTCTCGGGAGTCAACATCATGGCGATGAACCTCGTTGTCGGCAGCAAACCCGTTAAGCATATGGGCGACTGGGGCGTGGCGATGGATAACCTCGAGCGCCTTATTCAAAAGCTCTGCATCGACACCCGCTCGCATTTCGTTCTCGTCGCCCATACCGAACGCGAAACCGACGAGGTAATGGGCGGCAGCAAGATCATGGCGTCAACGCTCGGAAAGAAGCTAGCCCCCAAGCTCCCGCGATTTTTCAGCGACGTTGTGCTCGCCGAAAAGCGGGCGGACAAATTCGTCTGGACCACAGTCAATCCCACCGCGGACCTCAAGGCCCGCAATCTCCCCCTCGCCGACAATATGCCGCCAAACTTCGGCCCGATCATCGACAATTGGGTTAAGCAAGGCGGCATCATCTCCGAATAGCCCGCTAAAGCGTTGCCGGTCGCTGGGCTTTTGTACTACCGGCATTTCAACTTCATCAAGGAGCATTTCCATGTCTGGTACTTTTGACCCTTCCGTTTTTCTCGACACTCAAATCGCTGAATCCAATTCCACCGTTTCAACGCCTGTCCCCGAGGGCGAATACACCGCCGTTATCGACGGCGAGCCGGAAATCCGTCAGTGGACGGGCAAGAAGGACCCCACGAAATCCGGCCTCGTGCTCGACATTACCTGGTCCATTGACGACGCGGCTGTCCGTGAGGAGCTGGGCCGCGACAAGGTCACTTGTCGGCAGAGCATCATGCTCGACCTCAACGCCAACGGGGGTATCGATACGGGCAAAGGCCGTAACGTGTCCCTCGGGCGCCTGCGGGACGCTGTTAATCTCAACGAGCCGGGTAAGCCGTTTTCATTCCGTATGCTCGCGGGCCAATGCGCGAAGGTTTCCGTTAAGCACCGCGTAGATGGGGATGCGGTATTTGCGGAAGTGAAGGGCGTCGCTCGGTTGTAATTCGAACGGGTAATACAGCCCCGCTATTCTCGCCCGAATAACCGGATGGGAGCACGGCGGGGCTTTTCGTTTCAATGCAATGGCGGGCCGTTTAACCCCCCATTTCCCACCCCGTCACCACCCGGAGCCACTTCCCTCATGCGCCTAACACCCCTCATCGCCGTCCAGGTTCCCGCGAACCGCCAACGGCGAGAATTCGATCCAAAGGCTCTCATGGATCTGCAAGAGAGCATCGTTAAACTGGGCCTCATGCACCCCCTGGTTATCCACGAAAACGGCCAGCTCATTGCCGGCGAGCGGCGGCTGCGGGCCATTAGCGACCTCTACGAACTCGGCGGGACGTTTAAGTGCAACGGCCAACCCGTTCCATTTGGCCAAGTGCCAGTTATTACCCTCGGCGAACTCTCCCCGCTCGAAACAATGGAAGCGGAGCTCGATGAAAACATCAAGCGCAAAGACCTCACCTGGCAGGAAACTGCTCAAGCTATTGCTAAACTTCACGAATTCCGCGTGGCCCAGGCTTCCGCCATTGGCGCAGTCCACAAAATTGCAGATACTGCAATGGAGATTGAAGGGCGGGCAGACGGCGACTTCCACGAGAAGACCCGGCAGGCAATCATCGTTGCGCGTAACCTCGATAACCCTGACGTGGCTAAAGCTAAAGACACCAAAGAGGCGTTTAAGATCCTCAAACGGGCAGAAGAAGCTCGCACAAACGCTGCAATCGGTGCTGCCGTGGGTAAGACGTTCTCGAGCGCCGATCATACATTGCTACTGGGAGATTGTCTCGACTGGATGCAACAGCTGCCCGCGAGCCACTTTGATGTTATATGCACAGACCCGCCGTATGGAATGGGGGCAGACACATTCGGAGATGGGGCTGGACGTTTAACGGGCATCACCCACGAATACTCCGACGACGAAATGTCTTTCCGCGGGCTGCTATCGCAAGTCGCCGAAGGTATCGACCGCGTGGCAAAGCCGGCGGCCCACCTCTACCTGTGCTGCGACATCGACCAATTTCCTTGGCTCAAAGACCTTTTTTCAAACATCGGAGGTTGGTATGTTTTCCGCACCCCGCTTATCAACGTTAAGTCCGGAGGAGGCCGCGTGCCTCTACCGGAACACGGCCCACGCAGGTGTTATGAAACAATCCTTTATGCGTTTCGGGGCGACAAGCGATGCCGGTCGATTTACCCTGACGTTATCACTTCATCTGCCGACGACAATCTTGGTCACGGAGCTCAAAAACCCGTCGAGCTTTACACCGACCTTCTTCGGAGGTCCGTTATCCCCGGAGACAGTGTGCTCGATCCTTTCGCTGGTACTGGCACAATCTTCCCCGCGGCACACGGGCTCAAGGTCCGGGCAACTGGAATAGAACTTAACCCCTCCTACCATGGGATCTGTGTAAAACGAATTGAGGAGCTAAAATGATCCACGATGATGGAACGAGTACGATGCTGTGGAAAATGGAGCAGATGAACCGTGGCATCCACCTTCCGCGCGAGATCCGTTACGTCCCAGCGCATCGTCGGGCAGCCCGCGGGATCGTCGCTGCGGTCATCGGCGGGACGGTGCTCTGGGCGGTGCTGCTGCTGATCTCGTGGGCGGCGTGGCGGTGGATGGTGCGCCAATGACCGCCCTCGACAACGTGCGCGCGTTGCAGGCAGAGGTTGCGCAACTGAAGTACGAACGCGACTGTTGGACCGCGCTGGCCGCTGCGGCGGATGCGGATAAGAGGAAGGCGGAAGCCATCGCAGCGGAGCAGGCGGGGAAGTTGGAGAGGATGCGCGCGTTACTGCTTAACGCGTACTGCTACGTCGTGGCGCACGTTCCGATTGGCGTAAAGACCGACAAGGATCGCGGCGTGCTGATGCTGGACATCGACGCCGCCCTCAAGGAGCAGAAATGACGAACGACGAACTTGATGCGCTGCTAGAGCGCGCGTTGCAATTCCAGATGCTGGAGCTACCCGGTCAGCCAATGGCGATGCACATGGGCACCAGTTACCTTGTAAGAGACATGGAGCGCGCCATCACCGCCCTGCGGGCCGACCTCGCGGCGGCGCGGGCGCTGCTGTTGGAAGCGCGCGGTTGGTTAGACCCGTGGGAGTCCCGACAAAGCGCACTCCGCGACAGCATCGACGCCGCGCTCGCCGGAGAGAAGAAATGAGCAGCACACCACGGGATCAGTATTTAGCCGTCTGTGCAGAACTTCAGCAATGCAAGAAAGACCTCGCGGCGGCGCGGTGGGCGTGGAGGATGCTATGAGCATAACCGTTGAATGCGTGCGTAAGTACGAAACCGAAAACGCCGTGCTGATAGACGTTGACGGCGAAGAAGTATGGATTCCGCTGTCGCAGGTCGAATCGATGCACTTCGATCGCTTGGGCAACGGGACCATCGTCATCAGTGATTGGATTGCTAAACAGAAAGGACTGTGAACATGGAAACGTTCGTGCAACCGAAAGTGACAGGCTATCGCCAACTAAACGAGCAGGAGGCCGCGCTGATGAACGAGATCAAGGCGCACGGCGTGGCGCTTGGCGAGCTTGTGGCGAAGCTTCGTGCAACCGATGGCCTCGACCAGCGGTGGGTCAGCATCGGCGCGACCGACCTCCAAACCGGCACGATGGCGCTGGTGCGCGCCGTGGCTCAACCGACGACCTTTTGATGACGATCACCGTCACCCGCGCTCAGCGCCGTCAGCTTGCGCGCGACAACGCCAAGCAGCCCGATGCGCTGCAATCCGTGCCGCGCGAGCAGTGGCCGTCGAACATCCCGGATCGGCTCGTCAAGGTCTTTCGCTCTGACGCCGCGCGAATGCGAGCGCCTACAGGGCTTCCCCGACGACTACACGCTGATCTCGTATCGCAACAAGCCCGCCGCCGACGGCCCGCGCTACAAGGCACTTGGCAACAGCATGGCCGTGCCGTGCATGGCGTGGATAGGCCATCGGATCGCCCAGGTCGCTGCGATCAAGGCGGCGTGATGTTCCTGACCGCCGCCGACCTCGCCAGCCTGACCGGGAGCAGATGACGAACGGCCCTTTCGGGCCGCCCGGCGCGGTCACGCCGCGGAGGAGTCGGCGCCCGCGCTGCCGGTGATACGCGGCTCGCCCGGCTGGGCGTTACGGCTGGATCGCCTCGAAGTAGCCCCAATCGGCGTACCAGCCATAGCTCGACGGCAGGTTGTCGATCAGCCACCGCGCCCAGTTGCCCCGGTAGATTGCGCCGTTGCCCTGCGGCCCGGCAACCAGCGTGCCCGGGATCGCCGCCTGCACCGGGAAGTCGCGCAGGCCCAGCGCGCCGGATGCCATGTCGCGGTAGATCTGCGCGTTGACCATGCAGACGACCTCCTCCGCATTGCCAAATTGCGCCGCATTGGCGGGCCTCGGCTGGGCGATCTGCCAGCCCAGCGTTTCGCCGTTGCTGTTGCGGCACCAGAGTCCAGCCTGCGCCGGGATCGAGATTGCCAAGATTGCCGCTGCCAGAATTGCGCGCTTCATTTTCACTCCTCGTAAAGTTCAGGACGGTACGTCCAGAACGGCGGGCGCCAGTCGGGCGTCCAGTTTTCGGGCTTGTTCTTGTTCCAGTCGATGCCGGCACCGTTGGGCCACAGCGACTTGAATGCCCCCGCCGGCAGCGGACGGCCGACGTATTGGGGTGGTATGTAAGCATTCGCCAAATGATCTGGGATCGGGCGCACTGAGTGCTTGAACCCGGTGTAATCGTGGATGCCAGTCGCCTGAGCAGCGATGGTCATTCTCGGATCATGATCCATTCTTCACCTCTCTCGTAATGTTGGGGTTGATGCGCTTGCACATGGCGACGACGTAAGCCTTGCGTCTGTTGCCCTCGCTGCCGTCGCCGATCGTCTTGCCATTTCGCGCTTTTAGGCTCCACGTCCAGTCACCGTCGGACCTCTGGTAGATCACGAACTTCATTGCTGCTTCCCCTGGGCGATGTTGCGCAGCGCCTCGCCCGACTGCCGGCTCGAGCTACTGCTGCCAAAGAAGTAGGAAACAACCTGCCCAAGCATGGCGATCGCCGCGCCGACGATGAGCCCGCGGGTGGTCTGGTCCGTAGTGGCAAGCTCGGCGATGCGCCACAGCATCCATCCGGCGCCGACGATAATCAGGATGGCCAGAACGCCAATCAACGCGCCAAATCCGATTGACTGCCAGCCCTCCTGCCCTAGCATCTTCTCAGCAAAGGAGCGCGCATCGCCGACGCTCTTCTCCGATCGTTCCCAAGCCGCAGTTTCCTGCTCCTGGGCATATTTCATCAGGTCGAAGAACTGCGCCCGCAGTGCCGCATCCACTTTCTCCCGCGCCACCGGATCGACTTGCACCGCTTCGACGGCGGCCTGATGGTTGGTTGCGCCCAGCGTCGTCACCGCAACGTCCAGCACCTTGCTGGCAATGGCGACGTTCTTGGTTGCCGACGACTGTTCCTTGTCGCCGCGGATCTGCGCGATGACCGGCAGCACACTGGCAGCGGCCTGGATCAACCCGAGGATGATGGCAGGGATGGGCATACGAGACTCCTGTGGTGACTCCGGGGGGCGCGACGACTGCGGGCGGTCCTCTATAGGCGCCTCGGGCTGGATGAGATCGGACAGGGCGTAGGTGCCGCCGTATTCTTCGTACACCTCGCGCAGAGCCTCTAGCGTCACCGTAGGCTGCCCGTAGCGCCCCGGCGGCCAGGATGCCCACTCCCAGCTACATTTCTCCACCACGGCCTCAAAACGGCCTTGTATGGCGTCCTGTAGCGCGTGGCGACGGCGCAGGCACCAGACGGCGAAGCAGTCCTGATGATCCTTGTCGAACGGCATTTCGTCTGCCGTCGTGCCCATGTCGCGGCAGAAGTCGCCCCATGTGTCGGTAGTGACCTTGCCGGGGACGGCCGCCATCGCCTGATAAGCCCCGGCTGCGCTCGTCCAGCCCCACGGAGACATCTTGGCAATGCGCGGATGGCGCGACAGGTCGTCGATCAGTTCACCACAGAACAGCACCCTGTAGGCGTCATCCGTCTGCGCGTACTGCTTGGGGAGTTCGCTGCGGCGCACGCAACGCAGGGACGCGGCGACGTTGGCGTTATCGACAAACGCCCGCAAGCCTTCCAGAGAGAGGGTCATTGCTCTTGCTCGTAGGCTCCGGCTCCGAGCAGGCCCCAGTTCTCTAGCTCCTCTCGCTGGAACTTGCGCGCGTCCTCGTTCGCCCGCGTGTAGAGCAGCGCCGGATCGCTGGCGTTGGTGACGATCTGCCGCTTCTTGTTGTCCAGCCACGCGGTGACATCATTGAGCTTTTCCGGCGATTGCAGTATCCCGATCGGAACCTGCGCGCCACGCTTGATCGCCTTGCCCTTTTCGTCCAGCCATTGGCTGAAGGCGAGCAGTCCCGGCAGGATGTCCATCATTCTTTCCCGTTAGCCAATTCCTGCATCCGCAGCTTCATGCGAATGCTCCACAGTTGATCCTTCTGCACCGCGTTCTCGGCCTCAAGCGCGTAGATGCGCCCGGTGTTCACCATGATCGTATCCCGTGCCATGTTGATCTCGCGCATCGCCATCCCTTGCAGCGCACCTAACAGCAACGTGATAATCCCGAATGCCACTGTGGCCGCACGCCAACCGCCTCTGATTTGGTTGATCAGCGCCATCTCGTCCTGCGCGTGCTGTCGCAGCGTAGACGCATGATCCTCGGCCGCGGCAGCAATCTGTCTCGTGCTGAGCGTGTTGGCAATCAACTCCTGGTGCATCCGGTAGATGATCAACAACATCGCCCGATCGTGGCCGTCAGCCTGCTCTACCAACCGCAGAATCTCGCGCTCTGTTGCCTCGTGATCAACCACGGGTGGGCTCCATTGTTGTTTGGGATGGGCAGGCGTAGGATTGGCGGATGATTACCGCATTCCTCATCATCGCCGGGATCGCAATCGTGGCGATCCTGCTGCTAGACATTACTGACCGGATGTAGCCTCATCCAGCCCTAACAGCATGGCCGCGTAGTAACTGGCCGTGATTCCATTCGGGTTTGTCTTGGCGAGCTTGAGCAGCGTTTGTACCGAATCCTCTGCGGTAAGCGCCTGCGCCAACCCTTCATAACGGCGCCGCAAGATCAAGTCGTTCCACCGTGCGACCGCCGTCTTGGTCGGCGCCGCAGACGCCACCATCGCTACATCACCGATCTTTGTCTTGCCTAGCTCTTTGGCAATTTCTTGCCTTGGTTGCGTTTGCGAGCCAATACCGGGCGTGCGCCCGGTACGCTCCAACACTTGCAGCAGGTTGTTAGCGCCGCGCACCAGATCGTCTGGATTCGCCCCGCGCGCCTTGGCCACGCCGCGCATCATCTCATCGAAGTTCGTTTGCTCCTGCGGCGTGCCGACGATCGCCTGCCGGAACTTCGCCCCCGCTGTTGGGTTGCCGCCGGAACGAATGTCCGTTAACGCGGCGTTCAACTGGTTTTCCAGATGCGTCTGTACGATGCCTGGAAACGCTTGCTTATCTACCCGGTTAAGCCGCGAGTAGACATGGCGGATCGTTTCAGGACGCGCCACGTTTGGATCGGCAATGGCGTTAAGAATGCGCGGCACCTGCGACGGCGCTGCCGGATCAAACCCCGTCCGCCCGGCAATTACCCCAATCGGCCCCGCCGTTAGCGGATTCACCACTTTTTCGGTGTAGGCCGAGAATCGCTCGTTAGCGCGCCGAAAGTCGGGATTGTTGGCCCGCAGCACGTCGCCCAACACGTCCTGCACTTTTCCGGCAGGATACGACGCCGCTTTTTGTTCTGAAGTCGCGCCGATTGCAGGCAATGTCCGCTCATCGCGCAGCGTCTGATACAACTTTGTCAGTCGTCCAACATTCGTTTCTGGCAATGCCGCTTCAGGCGCAACAGGAACAGTTGCTTTGGGCGCGTTCTTGGATGCCAACTGCGCAGTGAGCTTGTCAATCGCCTGCGCCAACGGATCGACGTTCTGCACCTCTCGATAAACAGAGTACAACGGGCGTCCCATCGTCGAATCCGCTACCGCATCCATTACTAGATCAGGATTGCGCTCTGGAATATAGCCATGTTCGTACAACTTCGCCGCCATGTCATCTAGTGAATGCCCGGCTACTGTCTTGTTGCTTACGGAATTGCCGAATCCAGGACGACGCCACACCGGGCCGAACCTCGGATCGTTGGGGAACGGATTGGCCTTTGCCAAAGAACCAACCGCTTCGTCTGCCGGATTGATGCCACCCAACTTGCGAATAGCAGTAATCACGTCGTCCTGCTGTACATCAACAGAACGTGACGCGCCACGCACTGCTCTCGCAGCCGTTTCCGCCTCGGGTGCCTCTACTGCATATGGGAATGCTTGCTTATGCCAGCGCCCGATAACTGCATCTGCCGGTGAGTCTATCGGCGTTTTGAACAGTTGGTTTTGTATTTCGTTGGCCACTGGCCTCATCGCCTGCGGTGGGATGGTTGCCCATTGCGACCGATCATAAAGATTGTTAACGGCCCTCGTGCGCGCCCGCTCGGCGTTGCCAATAACTGCTGTTGCTGCCTCTTGCGCTCGCGCCGCATTGGCGGCTGGCGCAGTACGCGGCCCGGTTTGCGCCAGCAGCCCGCCCTCTACTGCCGACTTAACCTGCTCGGGCCGTTGTGATAAGAACCTCTCGAGGATGCTATTGCCCGTCGGGCTCGCATAAATGGCACTAGCCAACTGCGATCCCCTATCAAGCGATTCGGTGCCCATCAATGGCACGCCCTTGGCGCGTCCACTAGCCTGCATCGCCAGCGCTGCATCAATCTCGGCCTGCGTTGGCGCTCCAATAGCATCACGAACCACTTGCCCCGTTCTGCTGCGCACGGCATTGGCAACGGCAGGAACCCCGCCACCAAAAAGACCTCCAAGCATCCGCATCCACGGGTTGTCGTCAGTTGCCGCCCCGGCCGACTCGGTGCCTAGCGTCGTTCCTGCAACGATCTTGGCCGCTTCCTTGGGCGCCGTCATCCAGTTCTTGCCCATTAACGCAGCAGTCTGGACAGCCGTATCCGTTGCCTTCCCCGCTCGCGTTTGCGGATCAAACCACGGCCCCGTCACCTTTTCTATCGCGCCGCGAATGTCCGATCCGCCCGCAGGGACGTTTAGTCCTATGCCGCGATAGTCCTCGGGCTTGCCGCCATAAATCTTGGCCGCCAACGATTCGCCGCCAGCATTGAGAATTTTGAGTAAATCAGCAGGAAGTCCCGCCATGCCAACGGCAGCTTTCGGCACTGCATAGGCCGCCGCCTTGGCAACATCGGCACCAGTAGATGACGCTGCTGCCGCAGGCTTCTGCGCCTTGTAATTGCTCTCAGCAAAGGCAACAATTTCCTCCTGCGTGGCGCCGTCGGGCGCGTCAACCTCAACCACTGTGCCATCGGGCACGCGGATTCTATGACGCATGACGCCCCCCCTTACTTCACCGTTCCGAGATAAGTGAATCCACGGCTCGTTTGGCCAAGATTAAGATCAGAAAACAGAGGGCTTTGTGCTGCCTTTTCTGCCGCGTAATCTTGAAAACCCTCGTCGAACCGACCACGTTGCGCCCGGTACTCGCGCGCCCATTGCGCTAGATCCTGCTCGCGCTTGGCGAGCCTGGACTGCACCTTCACGATCAACGAACGCCCTTCCTTTGTTTGCGAAAGTGTCGGATTCATATTGCGCAAGAACTCACGATCCGCGTCCGACATGGCGCCAGGCATCCCCCCGCCGTCGGCCGTGCTTCTAGCTTCAAGAGCCAAGCGATTCATAATCGTTTCTGCGGCCTGCTTACGCGGCAATGATGGATCAATGTCTATTCCCATTGCCCCCTTTAACACACCCGACACCTTGAGCCCAATGGGCGTTAGGGGGCTTGTCTCAACGTCACCCACAAGCGACTCAATGGCCGCCAATGACGTGATTTTGTGTCGGGCTTTAGTGGCTCCGGCATTGATCGCCACGAATGCCTCCCCGCGCCCCTTGCCGATCGTCTTGTCCTCTTCCGTTTCGGCAACATTCTTGATGCTTACGTTGCTCACCGGGCGCTTGTCTACCGGCACCAGCAGTTGATAATTCTTGCCGCCACCAGACAGAAAGGCCGCAACGCTGGCCGGTGTGAAGTCGCTCGGGTTGATCTTTCCTACCGCCGACGCCTCTGGATTTGTCACCGGCACCAACGACGCCGGGTTGCGCGTGCGCGCGTATTCGGCAAGGCTGGCCGGCGTCCAGTGCTCGGGTTTGGGCTTGTCGAACGCCGTGTCCTTGGCGATCAACTGCTGATACGCCAATGCTTTCGCCGGGTCGATGTTGGGATTCGTCCGCAAAGCATTGATGTACGCCGCATCGTTGAACCAACCCGGCAGCCCCGGCGTCATCCCGCCCTCGCGCGGCTCGGCCTCGCCACCCGGCACGGAAGGAATAATCGCCGCCTGATGCGCCTGCCGCATCCCCTCGCGCTCGGCCTGCGCTTGCTCCCACTGCGCCCTTTGCATCGCAAACTGCTGCTCGCGCATTTTTCGCATCGCCTGCTCTTCACGCGCGTTCGTAGCATCCCGCAGTGCGGTGTTGTAGCCACCCAAGCCTAGCAGCCCGGCCTGCCCGAAGGCGTTGAACTCGGAGCCCTTGCGCGCCCCCAGCATGGCAAGCCCCGCCCCGAGCAACCCCTGCGTGAGCGCCCGGCGCCGATCTTCCTCGGAGTAAACGTCATCGTAAGCCATCTCAACCCCTCGTGTTCGTCGGCCGCCACGTCGGCGACCACCCCTCGGGCTTGGCCTTCACCCAATCCGTGCCCACGCTGTTAGGCCACAAAGACTTGAACGCCCCCGCGGGGAGCGCGTGGCCAATGTATTGCGGCGGGATGTACGCCCCCTGCAATTCCTGCGGCAGCGCCTCGATACTGTGCTCGAACGTCTGCGGGTTGTAGTAGTTCCGCCCCGTGGACTGCGCCACCGTGGACGTGCCGGTGACGTTCTGGATCGGGCTGGTGAACACGTTGCCGGGGTTATACGGCGCCGGAGCAAGCGGCACCCGCGTCTGCCCGCCCGTGCCCGTGCTGTTCGTATAGCCCGGCGTGCTATTGGGATTGCGTGGCGTTCCCGGCGGCGCGATCGTCGTGCCCGTGCCGCCAGTGCGCGGGGCACCGATGTAATTCGGCGGCGGCGTTGGCGGCACCGATGGCATCGTAGGCGGCGTATAGCCCCCTCCGGTATTCCCCCACACCGGACGCGGCGCGGTCTGCCCGGCAAGCCACGGCGCGTTGCCCGGGGCTCCATCCACCCCAGGATAGCGGCCCCACCCCAGCGGCGCATCCCGCGGCACCGGAGCCGTGGCCGAGAATTGGAAGCGCCCAGGCGATACCGGCGGCATGTACCCCGGATTCGCCCCGTACCCCGAATTGCGAGTTGTGAGCAGCGCGGCCAATTGCGCCTGTAGCGGAGCCGACGGCGCCCAGTTCTTGTTGATCGTCGTCGCAATCTGCGTGGGGTCCGTAACGCCCGGCACCGTCGTCCCAGGCTGCCCGACCGGCGGCGCCACCGGCCCCGGCTGCTCGTTTAGTGTGGCGTAGGGATTGGGCACCCATGAGCCGGGCAATTGGTATCCGCCCTCGCCGCCATAGAACGCGCCGTCTACCCACACATACCCCGGGCCCGGGGGGGGCGTATTACTAGCCATAGAACCTCCCGCTCTGCTGCATCCGCCGCCGCAACTCCTCTTCCTCCGCGCCACCGTAAGGCAGCATTCCCGCACCGCCACCCTGCGCCATCATCTGCGGGCGCGGTTGCATCATCGGCGGCATCTGCTGCTGTTGATCGGGCGATAGCAGTCCCTGCGCCTGCCCCGCGAGCTTGGCGTAGGGTTCCATCTTGCCCATGCCGGCGGCGAACTTTTCCCACCCGGTCATCGGCGCAACGCCCATCGCTGCCTCAGCGGCGAGCGGTGAAGCCCCCCCGGCAAGACCCGCAAAGCCACCTCCCAGCCCCTCTGCGGCCACCGCAGGAGCAAGAAGGGAGCTACCTAGCGACCCGGCTGGGGCGGCCCCCATAAGCCCGGCTCCGAGCCCTGCTTCAGCACCAAAGAGGGACGCCGTGCCCAAGCCCAACGGAGCAGCGCCACCCGCGGCCGCCCCTGCTCCTGCGGCACCCGCCGCCCCGGCGCCGGCCGCTCCGAGCATTCCCACGCCGCCTGTTGCTACCCCCAAAATAAGCGCCGTTTCCATCGGATGCTTTTTGATCCACTTGCCCGCGCCGCTCATAGCGTCATCCCCTGAATGCGTTGTACGCCCCGGCGCCCAGCAGCCCCAACCCGGCGACCGTTCCAAGCGGGCTTTGTCCGCCCCCGTACAGGCTCTGCGTGCCGGTACTGCCCATGCCGCCAAACTGCGCCAGGATGTCCTTGTAAGCGTTCATCTGCGCATAGGGTGCATTCATCGCCTCCTGCCAACTGCCCCGGGCCGAATCCAGCAACTTCTGCTGATACCCCTCCTGCTGGGCGCCGATGCTGCGCAGGTAATCCGCCCCGCGCCAATCGTCCTGCGACAACTGCCCGGCTAGCGCATTCGCCTGGAGCATGTTTCCCATGTCGGATTGGTACGCGCCCTGCTGGAGCCCGGCGGCGTTCAGCGCGGTGTTGGTATCTTGGCCATACGCCGCCTGCCGCTGCCCCGCCGCGGATAGCGCCGCCTGCACCGCATTGTTGTAATCGCTCGACTTCATCCCCTGCAAGCCCAGTTGGTACTGGTTCGCCATGTTGCCTACCTGCTGCGCCATCGCCGCAGCGTCCGCGCCCTGCTTCTGCTGCCACGCACTGCCGCCGAAGGCTCCTCCGCGCGCGGCCAGCGCGTCGTTCTGCGCCGCCTGCCCCGTGGCGAAGGCGTTGCCCATCTGCTGCGCGTTGAATCCTATGGCGTTGTTGGTGTACGCATCCGTGAGGTACGGGTTGGCGGCAAGGTTCTGGCCCTGCGCGGTGCTGTTCAGCCACGCATTGCTCGCGCTCGGGCTATTCGCCGTCCCGCCGGCCAGCGATTGCAGATAGTTGTTGGTGGCCGTCGGCCCGGCGCCAAAGAAGTTGCCGCCGCTGATGTCCGCCGTCGAGCCTCGCGCGGCGTTGAGATCGGGCGCCCCCATGACGGCCCGCATCGTTCCCAGGTCATACCCGGACAGGGTGCTATCTGACGGGCCGGCGACCGTCTGCCCGCTGTATTGCTGGTAAGGCTGGCTGTAGAGATTCTTGGCCGCACTGATCGTTTCCAACATCGGCGTTTTGAGTTCCGCCCACGGCTCCGATACCTGCGTGGAAGACTGCACGGCCCCGCTGTTCCCGCCCATTTCACACCTCGGCTTCGTAAATGACGGCTCGCTCGTCAAACAACGGCAGCGCAGCCCAACCCTTGCGCGATGACTCCATCCGCAAGCGCACGGCACCAATCCTGTGTGCCACTTCCTTTAACCGCTCAAACAACTCCGCGCTGTGCTTGGCCAGCGCACCGGGCTCCGCCCAAACGCACCAGATGAACAGCACCGGGCCATCAGGATCGCTCTGCTGCCGCAGCACCAGAAACCCAATATCGTCGTGCGCAAGCGTAATGCGCCACACATAGGCATCCTTGCCGAGAATGGCGACCCACACATCTTCTGGGCTATACCGCTCCTGGCAGCGCCCGATGATCTCGAGCAGCCCGTTTCTGATCCAGCCCCACTCCTGCCGCACTTGCGGACCCGTCATCGCGGCAATAGAAAGCATCAGAGGATTTGATTTGCGCCGACGTACTCGATCGCCAGCGACGTGCGGTAGGTTTCCGCTTCCACCGTCACCGCATCCCCCGCGATGCAGAACACTTCGACGTAATCGGTGGAACCGTTGAGCGCCACCAGATCGGTAGTCAGCACCATCACCCGCAGCCCGGTCGTCTGCGGCACCGTGACCGACGAATACTCGGCCCCGTTGACGTAGATCGCGCAGCGCCGGTTGGCCGTCGTCACCGTCATCGGATCGAACGACAACTTGGCGCTCACCCGGTAGTAGCCGCTGTAGTCCAGCGGCGTGTACCGATAATTAGTCGCGTCCCAGTAGCCGTGCGTGTCCCACCCGCCGGCAGTGCCGAACGTCACCTTGGTCGCCGCGTTCGCCGATACCGCCTGCGTTGCCGCCATCGTCCGCCGCAGCGTAGGCGGGCACTGATCCTGCCGCCCGATCTTGGCGTACTCCACAAACAGCTCACGCAACCGCTCAACCAGACGATTGCCGTTGCCGCCCCACTCTGGCACGCGCGGCAGAACCGGCCAGCGGAACATCAGCGCACCCCGCGCGGCGGTACTTCCAGGCCAATGCCGGCCAGAATGCACGTCTCTCCGACCGTGCCCGTGAGCACCGCATTGTGAAAGCGCGCCGAATGCGTAACATCGAACCGATCAAGATCGGCATTCACCGCACCCGATGCGGACGTTGCGTTAGTGAGCTTCGTTTCCGTTGCGTAGCCGTTGAACGAACAACTGGCAAACGGCGTGGCATCCGACCCGAAAACGATCCGATATTGCAGCCCGGTAATGGTCGTTGATTGCTCGATCGATCCGGCCAGCCCCGTAGTCAGGCTCCCCGCCACCGTCCAATCGGCAGGATAGCGAAACTCCTGCAACTTGCTCGGCGTGTAGACATTGCTCACCCTCCACACGCGCCCCGCTGCGTTGGCGGCCGACCCGAGAAACTTGCGCATGTCGCTCGTCGTCGTCTGCACCCACGTTGCCGGGGCCAGTAAATCCGCCGACGTTGCATCCTCTCCAACCGCGGCCCACTTGCCGGTGAGCGTGTTATAGCCCCAGGTGTAGGGAATGTAGTTGGGACTGAGCAACGTGTACGCCATCAACCACACCACGCCCTCTACATCCTCCACCACTAACCGCATCGTGGACAACGGCGCCCCTGTTGTCCCGGTCTTGGGGTTGCCGCCGAATCCCGTAGCGTCCAGGATCGTTCGCCACACGGGCTCGCCGACGTTGCGCAGTTGCGCCCCATCGAACTCGTATAATCCGCTGGCGTGGGCGAAGTACAGACGATCATTGCACTCGGTTACGCCCTGGTTGTAGTAACCGCACGCCCCGATGCGCGACGAGATCAACCGCCATTGGAAGAAATATGGCGGTCCGACGTACTCGCCGACAAAGATCGAGTTTTCCTTGAACGCATAAAACTTGTCTCTGAACGCGACAAGCTGCGTAATCGGGCCCGGTGCGTCCAGCAGCCGGATTCTCCCGCACTGCGTGGCGAGGCTTGGCGTCCACGCCACCGGGTTCTGGATTCCGCTCCAAAACACCTCGTCCGCATAGGCCGCTACTCCATCATTGGTATCGGCCAGCATGACAAAGTTTATGTTGGACGCCACCAACCGCGCCTTCGGCGGCGAGCCAGACAACGCGGTAAAACCGGCGCCCGTCGATGACTGCGGAGCGTCGGAGTAGTTGGTGGCGATGATCTGGTCGCCCCACTGCGTTGCGCTCCAGCCGAGGTTCCCCGTGGTGTAGCCCGTGCCGCGGTTGGTCTTGGTGCCGGTTGCGGAATACTCGTCGATCGTCGTATCGCCAAACACGATAAACCGCGCCGTCCCGCCGGATACGCTGCGAAACGTCTTCGCCAGCGTCACCAGATAAACCGTTGTCCACAGATCGACAATGCCGACGCTGCCCATGAAACCCGAGCGCAGGGGCGCCCAATATTTCATGTCCACCGCCGATCCCGGGATGTTCCTCGAGTCAAGATCAGGGCAATACACCACCGGAGCAATTTGCGTCGGCATTACACGTCCGTCCAAATAGAGGATGCCCCGCCCACATCCGTCCACGTCGCCGCACTTACGCCGACATCGGTCCAAATGCTCGTTCCTAGCACCGCGATAGCTGCAACGTCACTCATTTGCGTTCCGGCCATTGTGGCCGGCAATGTTGCCTCAACAACGATGTAACCAAGATCGCTTGCTTGCGTGCCCGCAATGGACAGACCAAGCGTAGCCTCTACATCGACAGCGCCAACATCGCTCGCCTGCGCCCCAGCAATAACCGCTTCTGTTTCGCCCGTGCTGGCAGTGACTTCTACCGCAGCCCTATCGCTGGCCTGTACGCCAGCAATGTCCGCTCCGGTAGTGGCCTCTGCTGTTATTGCTCCAACATCACCCGCCTGCGTGCCAGCGATGGCAGCGCCCGTTGTTGCTTCAACTGTTATGGCGCCAACATCTGTCGCTTGTGTTCCTGCTAATGCTGCGCCGGTAGTGGCCTCTACGGCTATTGCACCAACATCTGTCGCCTGCGTACCAGCGACATCGGCATCAACCCCGCCCCCCGCCGCCGCGCCAAGCTGAATCCAGAGGCGGCGCTGCGGGGCGAATGTGACGCCCCACGGGTTCGCGCTCCAGTCTCTGATTAGCTCTTGCGGCAACTCGCGCGGGAACAGCGCAATCAGCAGACCGCTTGATTGAGTTGGGTTTAGATTAATTTCAACTTCAGAACCCTTAGGCATTCCCCCAAAGTAAAAGGGCTGCGCCTCCATGTCTAGCGTGGTAGCCGCCCCCGATCCAATCAACTTGCCGTCACGCCATACCTCAGTGCCGCGCCCGGTGGTCGAGGATCCAAACGCCAGCGCATCCGTTTTTCCTGCTGTCCACGTTTGCCCGGAAACCGTAACGCGATTTGTGGAAGCGTTGCTCGGATCGAAATACAAGTTTCCATCCGACCACGGCGCGTGACATAAAAACCGCTCACTCGTGGAGACATTGAAACCAAACTCAGCGGATTCAGATGCAATCCCCCAAAAGTTACGCAGCAACAACAATGTCGCCGATGTTGATGAGTAAAGCTCATTGGCATTCCCCAACACGACATGCGACAAATGTGTGCTGGTGTCCCACTTGGACCCAAGACCATCCTTTGTTGGCGTCAGCGTCGGCGGCGTCGAGCCAACCGTAAGAGCCTTGCCATTGACCAGATTGCGCGCACCAAGTGACGGGCAATAAACGACCGATGCGTTTTCCGCAAAGTATCTACTGAGCGCCGCCGCCCCCTGCGGTTGCCGCGTGCGCGCCATCAGCCGTCCACCTCAAGCGGGTTAGCGGAGAGAGCGAAGCGGAGCACGATCAGGTGTATTGGTTGATGGTGCGCGTGTAGTACACCGCTGATCCACTTGACGCCAATCCGGCAGCGGTAGTTGTCGCCGCGTTTTGCGCGATGTACAGGCACCAGTGCGTCGGCACATAGCCGAACAATTGCGCGATGGATGTCTGCGGGAAGGCGTAGACCTGCGAGGCGGTGTTGTTGACTGTAATCGACCCGAGCAAGCGAGCGCAGGCGTTGACCTGTTCCGCTGCCGTGAACGACAGTGCGCCCTCGGTTCCCGGCGTTCCGCTTGCCGTTGTCGGCCACGTCGGCGTGTCGTTCAGCGAGGCGATGACCCAGATGTTGATCGACCCAGCCTGTCGGTTGCTGGCGTGCGTGGTGAACGTAGCGCCCACCAGATAGTCGAGGTCGACGTTGCTGGTATTGGCGACACTCGCGCTAGTCCAGCCCGCGATCCACGTCTGCGACGAAGCCAGCGAGTGCAAGTTCGTCACCGTCATTGCCGTCGAGGCGGCGCTGTACTTGCCTTTGATGTCGCCGGCCATGATTAACTATTCCTTGCGTTGAATGCGTCTTGGTACGACAGATTGCCTTCGAACGTCATCGTTGCCGGCGCCGCCTCGCTGCCGGTTCCCGATGCCAGCAACTTCTCGCAGCGCGTAGCTTTGCGCTTGCAGTGCGTGTACACCGTCGCCCTGACCGCGAGATCGGCGGCGGTGCCAACCCAAGCGGCGTCGATTCCAGCGCGGATGTTAGCCTTGCTGGCGTCGAAGACGCCAAGGCGCGTCATCCAATCCCAAATTCGCGCCTTGCCTACCGACAAATTGTCGACCCTGTCCCATGCCATGCCGTTGCGCATGATTTTGTCGACCGACACGTTCGACTTCCACACGATGAAGTCAGGGCTGGCCGGCTGATTCATCTGATAGGCAATCTCGAACGCGCTGTCAGTATTGTTTGGCAGCGCATTGAGCACCGGGTCGGCAGCGATGGCCGCCTTGAGTGTTGCCAACTGCTCAACCGATAGAGCCATCACAATCTCCTAAGGTGTAACCCGTACACGTCGCCCGCCTTCAGCAACTCCGCCTGCTCTTTGCTCACCGTCTGCACCCGCAGTTGCCCCTCGTGCCCGTGCGCGCCGTCGATCACCCACTTGATCTCGCACCGCTGCCCGCCGTCGAAGTGACAACTGATCGACTTGAGCGTGGCCAGCAGCACCACGTCGTCAAAGAGGCTGGCAGGAGGGAGCACGTTACTGCTTACGTCCCACTGGTAAGCGTGAAAGCTGTAACGTTGACAGGCTGACCGGAAGTGGTGGCTCCGATAATCATCTCGTAATCCACGCCTGCAGTACCCGATTGCCCCGCTGTACCATCAATGAATCCTGCCGCTCCCGCTGCTGCGCCAGATGCCGCAATGCGCCACCACGTTGGCGTGCCCGATGCGGAAGCATTGGCAGTTGTCGGGTCCGTAACCGTGAGCACGCTCGGGACTGCTGAAGTGGCCCCGCTTGCAAACGGGCTACCGCACGTCAACTCGGCCAACAATGTTTCTGCCGTCGTAGTGCCAGGACCGGCAGGCTTGGTGCCGCCATAAATGCGCAGCAACGCTGCATTGCCTACCGTCGTCGTGATTGCGTCCATCTGGGCTTTTAGCAGCGCCGCAGAATAATCAAGATCCAATGCCATCTCTCATTCTCCTAAGCCGGCCGCACTACCATCTGCGAGCCACTCCACTTAGCCCGCCGATCAGCGGACTGCAATTGCTGCAATACCTGCGTATACGCCGCATTCCACGCGGGCACCCGCGGGTCATCCTGCAAATAACCCGACGCCTCGAGCAGCGACCCGTACAGGTAAATGTCAGGCGCCGCCGTCAGCAGCCAGTTGGTCGCATTGCTCGCCATCGGCGGGATCACTTCGTAATAATCAACCTCCACCGTGTACGTTCCATCCGGCGCCGGGATCAACTGCAACTGATTGGCGAGGATCGCGTAGTACAGCGGATTTCCGGTCGCTCCGCTGTAGACGAGATCACCGTACTCTGGAGCCATCAGCGACAACGGCACCTTGGGCGTTTCGTTTAGCTGGATATTGCGAAGCTCGAGAAACCCCGTCGGCAACTCCATAAATTCCGTAGCCGTCGCCGTGCTCCGCTGCTCCATCTGCCGGCAACGCAGCAGACGATTCAGCTTCGCCTCGCACAGCGTGACGAAGTCGGGGATTTGCGATGTGAGGTCACTACGGGCGAGCCACGCCGCTACCGCCGCCTTCAGGTCCGTGTAGTTCGCAAGCGCCATGTGTTATCCCATCGCAGCCGGCCCGCCCATCGGCGCCAGCGCATTCTTGAGCGTGCGGCGCCACTCATGGCCGCCCTCTTGATCCCAATGCTCGCCACCCAGGCACGGCGAGCCCAACGTGTGGTGCAGCAACTTGGCAGAATCGTTCTTGGGATACTCGCGCACCAACCAGTTAAACTCTATCGGCAGGCTGCCAAGTCGGCTAGGCGACAACCACTCGAACCGATGCAGGAATGAGCCCGTCGCACCGGCAACGAAATCAGGCGTGAGCTTGCGGTTTTCCATGAATCCGCAATTCCACAACATGACGCTGCTCCAATTCTTGCAGGGGTAATTCTCGTTATCGCTTTCCAGCGGCGTGCCCAGATACTTCCGCGCGTGCGTCGTCTTGTAATCGTGCTTGACTACCTGCACGCCTACATCGTGCTTGCGCAGGGCCCATAGCTCGGCAATGTCGGTGCGCAACAGCACGTCCGAATCCATGTATATCGCGTGCTTGTGCTGCGCGCCCCACCGCTCGAGATACGGCACCAGGAACCGGCTGTAGATGAAGTGGTTGCTGCCATCCTTTCCGCTGTTGTCGTACTCACGCAGCAGGCTCAACGCCAACGGCACAAAACACACCGGCTCGCTCGCCCGCTCGAGAATGCTCTGACAGGCAACGTGATACGCCGCCGCCTCGCGCGGATCGTAACCAAGGTAGATAGGGATCATGCTGCTGCACACGTTTCGCAAGGCGTGCCGGTGACATCCTTCGCCAGATGCGCAGCCCGCAATGCCTGATACTTGGCCGAATTCCAGCCATCCATAAACGACACTTGGTTGAGATCCGCCATTACCATGTCATCGTCCACTCCATGCCCAAAGCAGCACGCGGACATCAGCCCGTCCTTGGTAATGTGCCCCTCCGTGAACACACTCCAGCAGGGCAGCGGATCGCGCATCGCCGCCAACCGCCCAGGATTGCCGGGCTGCGGCTTCCAGCCCGCCTCCTTCGCCGCACCGCCCATGCCGTACAACGGCAGCCAGTAGAACTCATCGACAAAGGGCCGGATCTCATCGACGACGCCCTGCATCTTGGTGCCCTGCTCGCCATCGAACGCAATGGACGACGCATAAATCTTGGTGCGGTACTGCCCCAGCGCCCGCCGCTCCCGCGCCGCCTTCAGGTTGCTGATCGCCGTGTCATACAGCCGTGGCTTGACCTGCGCCACGTCGGCAAACTGCTCCTTGTCGTAGAAGTTGATGCTGAACTTGAGGCTATCCAGCCCAGCTTCCATGCACGCCTTGACCTTGTCGGGATGACTCGCCGCCCCGTTGGTGGTCAAGAACACATACGGGTAGCCGATCATCTTCGCCTCGGCTATCGCTTCCGGCAACCACTTGCAGGTGAACGATTCGCCGATGTAGAACACGCCTAGTTCTTCCACCCCGTCAGCGCGCATCTCGCGGATGATGCGCGAGTAGAACGCCCGCGACATCTCCCCATCGTCTGGGCGCAGCGACTTCACGCAGAACCGGCAGCGATAGTTGCAATTCGCCGTCAGTTCGATCTTGACGCTGCGCGGCGCCGGCAGGACGGTGCCCAGATACTTCTCGCCGATTCGGGTTACTGCGTCGATTCTCTGCGTGATGCTCATAGCCACACCCGCACCATCTGCACGAACCCTCCTCCGCTCACTGGATCGGTCACCGGCAACACGTCATGCCGCAATCCGGCCACCAGCCTGTTGCAGCCGAACTTGTCCGTATCAATCGGCCCGGTGTAGTAGTCGTCCAGATAGATCTCCGCATCCGGCATTGCCAATCGACGCACATTGGCAAAGTCGCTGGCGATGGTTTCCACGCTATGCCCGCCGTCCATCCACACAAAATCCACCGGATGATAGAAGTCCGCGAGCGTGTGCCGTGTATTGCCTTTCGTCAGGTGCGCGCGATAACCGCGCAACCTGACTTCCACTTCTGCCAGCACGTCGTGCCGCTTTACGTTCATTTCTTCGGCATCCGTCTGCTCGGTAGCATCCTCGAACAGATCAAACCCGTAATACACCGCACCCGGCGCCACCTGGAGCATCTGCTGCGCCCGCTCTCCGTTCCACGTCCCGATCTCCAAGATCGCCGCCGGTTGCGCCCGGTAGCACGCCGCGATCAGTTGGCTATACCTCATGCCGCCTTCCTCTCGGGCGAGTGCCCAAGCGCCTTCCTGCTCTGGCCTTTCAAATGATCAGCGTACTGCGCAAAATCATGCACCGCCATCGGGTGCGAAACGCCGCTCGCCTTGCCAGACAGGTTGTGCGACTTCACCAGACTGTTACGCTCGAACGCCCGCAGCACCGCGTCCATCACGATGCAGTCGTGCCACTCATGCGCGCCCTTGAACTTGCCCGACTCGTACCAATCAATGTACGTGTCCATGAACGACGTATGCGCAGGATGGGCGCAGTTGAACAACATTAGCCCGGTTTCGCTGTGCATCCCGTCGCGCTGGAACAAACCGATGTAACAATCGCTCGGCAGCAGGCTGCGCAGGTAGTCTTTCGGCATCCGCTTGTGCGTCACGATGTCCGCGTCCATCCATACGCCGAACCCGTCGTGATCGCGCAGCGCGTCGTACAGCGCAAATGCCTTGTTGCTGAACCGCACCACGTCGAACCGCCAATCGGGCGCCCGATAATGCCGATAGCGTTGCTTGAACTCCTGCAACCGCTCCATGCGCTCGTTCTTGATCTCGCGCACCTTCTTCTGCGCCGGCAGATCGAACCCTTCCGAGTACCACCAGAACTCGGCCTCTGCCGGCCACTTCTTCAGTCCGTCCAGGCACTGCTGACCGTACTGCTCCCACCCCGCCTTGTGGCAGGTTGTTACGACGCGCAAGGTTGCTCCTTCACGCTGTAGTAGTAATCGCGAAAATCAATAGTTTCCAACTCTTCCGCGTTCCAACTGGCATAAGCCAGCCCGCACGCCCAGGCATGTCGCTCCCGGTACTCCGGGCGCTCGATGTTTTTAACCTCGCCCGCATTGATCGGCCATGAGCAGCAGTGCGGTGTACTGAACACGGGAACGCCCATCAGCGCCGCTTCCATACCAGCCACGCTTGAGCAGCAGACCACGGCAAAGGCGCCCACCTCTTCCAACAGGAATTCGCGCAACCGCCCTTTGCTTGACTTCACCACTACTGGGCGATCAGTCCAACGCCCCAAGTTTTCCACCATGCGCCGCGCCCAATCCTTGCCCAGACCGAAAATCTCGGTATGGTAGAAACCGGGAGGGATCACCACGATGCTGCGGCCTGTCTTGCGCCACGGATCGATCTGCACCTTCCATCGCTTCAGCCGATCATCGGGGCGATCCAGCAACGTCGTCAGATGAATGTGATCCCGCACCAGGCGAAAGTTGAAGTTGTCCCATCCGCGCTCGAAGTATGCGTGGTCGCAGTAAAGGAACTTCTTTTGTTGCGCTACAAAACCGTTGCTCAACAACGGCGGCATGCCAAAGACCACCGGATACGGGCCGCAGTCCATGACCTGATACTGCAAGACCCAATCGCCCAATTGGCTTTTGGGTCCAAATCTCCGAAACTCGCGCCAATCGTAGCGCCGGCACAATGTGCCATACCGACGGGCAAACGTCGCCACTACGCCGCCCTGCGCAACTCCGCAATCCGCCCCATCTTGTCGGCCAGCCGGTTGATTGCCGGCCCCCAGGATGTCTCGCCCTTCGCCTGCCGGCACATTTCCACGCTGCCCTCGGGATACCACCACAGCCCGTCGCCGCACGGGTGCTGGTAGCGCCACTGCGGAGCCTGCGGCACCAGCACATACGCGTGCCGTCCCAATGCCCCGCAGACGTGCGCTAGCGTCGTCGTCACCGTCACGATGTCATCCAATGCCGCCGCCAACGCTACCGTCTCGTCGTAATCATCCACCGGCAGCGGCGGACACACCACCTGATGCTCCGGGTGGTCGATGTTCCACTGCGCAATCTCGCGGTGGTGGTCTTGGTAACTCAGGTCGATCAGCGTCCCGGCGTGCTGCATTACCGGCTCCAGCTCGGCCAATGAGAACGAACGCGCCGCCCGCATGGTGTGCGTCAGCCCGCCTTCCCACGCCAAGCCCAGCGTCGGGCCAGGGAACTGCGCCAGCCACTCCTTCCACTTCGCCACCTTCTCCGCATCCGGCTTGAGGTACGCCCGGCGCGGGAAGTCTGCGTCATGGTTGCGATAGAACTTGCCCAGCCAACTGATATGCACATGGGCATCGATAGCAAAGTATTTCGGCCACTCCAAGTCGAGCGTCTTCAGTGTCGGCTGCACGATCGCCTGCGGCCAATTGCGCCGGCATAGGTTCGCCATACGCGGCGCACACTCGATGATGACCTGCTTGCTGTCGGCAATAAGCTGCGGCAGGCACTGCGCGAACATGATCTGGTCGCCCAGCCCCTGATCCATTTGCACCACTACTGTCTGCCCAGGCTCCCCATTCCACGCCGGCTCTTCGTTGTCCTTGTCCCGATACACCCGGATGGGCACCTGATGCCCGTATAGCCACTCGGCATCGATCCAGCCGTCCTTCCACCGCCCCAGGCCCAAGTTGCCAAAGCACCGCGACACGCGGGCGATGTAGTGATCCGGGTCCAGTGCCAACGCCTTCTGCGCCCACTCCAGCGCCTCGCGCGGGCGGCCCTGCTGCACATAACCGCTGGCAATGTTCGCCATAGGCGCCGGATCGTCCGGGATGCGCTTGGCGCACATCTGGAACGCTTCACGCGCTTCATCCCACTGGTGCAGGTCATGCAGACAGGCGGCGTAGTGCATCCACAGGTTGAGGTGCGTGCTGTTAAGCGCCAGCGCCCTCCGGTAGACCGTCGCAGCCAATGCCACATGACCTTGCGCCCGCAACGCGCACCCGGCCAGATACAACGCTTCCGGGCGATCTGGATGCTCGTTTAGCTCTGCGTTGCTGAACTTCCAGACACTTCCCCACTCGTTGCGATCCCACGCCGCACGGGCGGCCCTGATCAGGTCATCCGCCATGATGCTTGGTCGTCGTCTTGAGAAAGGCGTAGTCGGGACTGTTCAGCAGCTTGAATACCGCCTTCTGGTGGTCTCGATTGAACATGTCGACACCGTACTTCTGCCGCCACTCAACCTGCACCACGTTCGGAACGCTGGCGTACTTCCACCAATCGTTCTTTATCCCGCGCTTCGTCTTGTCATCGTCCGCTGCCGACGCACGATTGCGATCCAGCAGCAACTGCACATCCTGCTCATGCGTAATCGTCGCCGATTCGTCCGCATGGTTGAACTCGTACCAGACCGTCTCCCCGGTTACCGGATTGCGGTCGATCAGTCGTCTCATCAAAAAACGGGCGAGGATTGCTCCCCGCCCGCCCAAGGTAGCGTACTCAGACGCTTTACGACGCGCCGGTGATCTTGAAGTTCGCCGTCGGCGTCTTGCAGACCAGCGCGTACTCCGCGAGCAGCATCCGGCGCTCGGCATCGCCAATCTTCGCAATGTCGATCGTCTGGAACGGACGAAGCGTGGCGAACGCCCACGCGGTCATATCCAGGCCGAGAATCGTTGACGAAGAGCAATACCGCGACAGCCGGATCGTGTGACTGCCAAACGCCGACACATACACATCAGCCGCACCGATGATCTGCGCTTGCGAGCGGCTGCCGACGTCTCGGAAGCGAGTGGCGAGACCGGTAAAGCCGCTGATCGTGTTGTACAGCGCCGGGCCGACACAAATCGTGGTCACGTCACCACCGCAAGACCAAGCTTGTTGCAGGCCGCTCTTGAGGTTGGTTTCCGTAACCGCAGTCGCAGTTCCAGCCGTCACCGCGCCCGCCAGCCCGCTCGACGGTGCGACCGTGGTCGATGCCGATTGGTTGGTCAGCTTGATGTGGTTGTCGGTATAGCACCAGTTCTCGGCACCAGACGTCGTGCGCGCAAGAACCGACGATCCCGCCGTCGACACATACGCGCCCAGCAACGATACTTCGATGTCCCGCTTCAGTTCCTTGCCGGCGCGCGCGGTGTGATAGCCAAGCAGTTCCTTCATGCCCGCGTTGTCCACCTTCTGCGCCGTGCCCGTGACCTCGAACTCCTTGCGCGAGATCTGGGTGTAGCTCTTCAGCCGCGCCGGCAGCGTGCGCGCGACGGCAGTGAAGGCATCGCCTTCGATCTTCGCGTTCTGCGCCGGGCTAACCAGCGTATCGGTGAGCCACTCGTGCAGCGTGGACTTCGCCGTTACGCGATCCACCGAATTCATGAACCAAGTGTCTTGGGGCGAGATGTCCCAGATGATCGATTCAAGATCTTCCTTGAGCGCGCCACCGCTCAGGTCATACGTTTTGCTTGCAGCAACTGTCGCCGCCATGATTCTGTCCTTTTACTTCAGGCGCCCCAGCAAGGCCGCCGCATCCCGCCAATCACCCGACTTCTTCAGGTTCTGGCGAATCTGCTTCGTCCGCTGATCGGCTGCCGATTCAGTGGTTCCAACCGCACCCGGCTTCGTCGTCGGGGGCGCTTGGCGCAATTGTTTGTTCCGCTCGGCCTTGCCTATCACCAGTTTGCGGTACTGCGCGGCCTCCCAAAGTGTCCGCACCATCCGCGCGTCGGTCACGGATTCGAGTTCCTCAGCCGTGTAACCCCGGTCGAGCCCGTACTCCTTGATCGACTGCGCTTCCGCTTGGAACTTCTTGGGATCACGCATCTGCGGCAGAAACTCGGTGAGCTTGGCCATCTCCTGCTGCACGATCGCCCGTCCTACCTCGACCTTGCGTTGCTGGAGTGCCTGCGCCTTCTGGTTCAACGTACCGCGCACATGGTTGTATGCGCTCACCAACTGGTCATACTGCGCACGATAGCGCGCGTACTCCAGCGGTTCGTCCGTTGCGAGGCGAACCCAATCCACATTCTGCCACGGTGCCAATGCCGCTTCTGCTGCCCGCAGTGACGCTGCCTCGTTGGCCAAGTCCGGCACCAGTTGCTCGATCTCCTGAGCCCGCTGGAGCGTTTCCTGTATCGCGCGCTGTTGCGCCGATAGCTGCTGCGTCTTCTGGGTGTAGTCAAAGCCCTTTTGCGCGAGTTCGATGACCTTGTCACGGGCCAGTTTGTGCTGGGTGCCGTTGTGAACTAGCTCGAACTCATCCACAGTCGGCGACGGCGCCGCTGATTCCCCTTCGTCTGGTAGGTCGTCGGGGGATAGCTCCGCTTGGTCCGCGTCCTGCTCTGCTGCTTCTGCCGGTTCCGTCGGCTCGGGCGCATCCTGCTGTTGCGGCGGGGGCGGTGCGGGCGCGTCCATCTGTGCCCCGTACAGGTTCGCCAGCCGTTGTTCCACACTCAGCGGTTTCGCTGCGACTCCCGGCGTCGCCGGGGTGGTCTGTTCTGCCATTTGCTACCTCTGAAATGACGACGGGCGCCCGAAAGCGCCCGCCCTGGTGCCCGGTAAGTCGCCGGGCGTTAGTTCGCGCTTAGAATGCGGCGCGAATCCGTTGTTTTATGGTCTTGCGTTGCTCCTCCTGCCGGATTTGCTCGGCGGCGAGTTTGCCCTCGGACACGATCCGCTCCAAGTGGCCCCGCGCCTTCCGCGCCCCGATCAACCAGCCCCGTACTTCCTGGGCTTTGTCGGGGGTCGTAGCGGCGCTCGCCAGCAGCTCCAGTAGTACAGCCTCGTAGCTTGCCCATGCCTCGCGGTAGAGGGGATTGGCCAGCATCCGTTGCGCTTCATCGGCCCGTTTTGTCTCGTCGTAGAGGTTCATGCCAGCAGCAGCACCATTTCGTCGTCCTCTTCCATCTCGGCCATCCGCGCCGTAGCAATGGCCAGCGAGCGCAGCAGCACCTCGTTCTCGGCCAGCGTAAACTGCGCCCGCAGAGCCTCTAAAACCGCTTCTAGCGTGCGCTCGCGCGGCTTGGCTATCTGGATAGCCTCTTGCTGCGTCGGCGCCTCTGCGGCCCGTTTAGCCGCCTTAGCGCGCGTTTTCTCTGCTCTCGCCGGCGCCGGTTCCGGCTTGCCGGCAATGGCGAGGATCAGCCCCGGCAATTCCGACTCATCGGCCCAGTATTGGCGCTCGCCGATCAGGTAACGCCGCCGTTCCTTGCCCTTGGTGCGGCGCAGCGTAAGGGCCACTACTGCATCCCCGTCTGCACCGTTTCCACGCCCACTGCGCGCCCATCAGGACCGCGCACGATGCGCTTGGGCGCGCCCGATGCGGCGGCCAACTGCTGAACCGTCATCATCAAGGCTTGCATCATCTGCTGCATCTGAGCGTTGCCCTGCTGCTCCTCGCCCATGTCCTCGGCATCGTCTGCCTCACCACCCGGCTCCTCGGGCTCGGGCGCCATACTCTGCGCCAGCAGTTGCCCGGCGATCTCGATAAGTTTGGTCTTAACCGTGGTTTCGGCGTCAAGATCTGCCTTGTATTTGGCGAGCGCCGCATCCGCCTGCGCCTGCTGCGCCTGCGCGGCGATCTCGTTCTGCATCCGCTGCTGCTCGAGCGCCGCCTTCTGCTGCGTTTCGGCCTGCCCCACCTGCGCCTTGAACGCCAGTTCCTTGTCGAGCTTGGCGTGCTCGGATTGCTGCTTCATCTGCTCCACTTGCAATAGCGGATTCTGCTGCTGCGGCGGCTGTTGCCCCGGCTGCGGCTGAGTGAGGAACTTGTCGGGCGAGCGATAACCTGCAACCCGCAGCACTTCCTTCCCCCACTCGTACATATTCTGCGGCGTCACCAACCCAAGCCCCATGCCCTGCTGCATAAACTGGCCGATCATTTGCAACTTGGCCAGTTGCTGCTCCGGTGCTCCGGTGCCCAGCGCCACCGACAGCGCGAAATCCGTGCGCCGCACCCACTCGCGCGGATTGACCGCAATCCACTGGTTGCGGAGCTTGATCTGTAGCGGCTTGGTGCTGTGCTTCAGCAGGACCGCATGAGTCAGCAGGAACAGATCGCGGATGCCGCCGGCAAGGCAACGCGCGATGAGCTCAAGCCGCGACTGCCCCGCACTCATCATCAGGCTCGCGCCGGTCGCCGTGCGGTTGAGCGCGTTGGGATCGAGACTGCCCTGGTTGACGCGAGCAATGCCGGTGCGGTTTTCCTTGACCGCTTCCAGATACTCCAGCGCCTGCAATGCCGGCCCGCCCACGTCCGGCGTCACCAGCGGCATCAGTGCGCTTCCGGGGTCGCCATCGACCCGCACCACGCCACCAGGACGCGAGATCAACAGGTCGTCGATATTGACCCTTCCCATATCGACCACCGTGCGCCCGTTATTGCTCAGGTACAGGTTGTCCAGGTACTGCCGCATTATCGTCGTCTTTAGCTCGGCCAAGTCCTCCACCAAGCTAAAGAACGAAATGCCGACGTGCGAGTGCGGATACAACACCGGGCAGAAGGCGGCGATCGGGATATGGTCCGCTTCTTCTTGATGCAAGATGGTCTTGCCGACGATGCACACGCGCCACAAAGTCTGCGTGTTGTCCTCGTCGCCGACCCTGATCCACGTTTCGCGCAGCGTCACCCGGCGCCGGCTGGCATCAAGCGCGCTCGCATCCTCTTCGTCCAGCAGGTCGCTGCCGTAGCGATCCCGCGCATCGGCCTCGGGACGATCGTCGTCGTCCACGTCATCACTGATCTGCGGATCGACCTTGTAGCCCAGCGCCGTCAGTTCTCCAATGCTGAGTGTGCGGCGGTGCTGGACGAAATCGGCGTTCGCTAGGCTGACCTCCCGGTGCGCGGCGCTAACCAGCAACTCATCCGGCGGCACGGCAGCAATGGCAACGTACTCATCCGGCACCACCCGTTCCACCTTCAGATCGTGCAGCAACTGTCCTAGTTGATCCAGAGACTCGGAATGCTCCGTGATCTGCACATCCTTGTCTTGCGCTAGGATCGCCAGTTCTTCGTCTGACAGCCCAGAATACCGCTCGGCCTTGACGTGCTGATCCGTTTGCCACCAGACCTTGATGTAGCTATTGCCCAGCAATAGCGAGTCCTTGAGTGCGCAGTAGATGACCTCGAATCCCGGATTCTTGGTCATCAACATCCAGTTGACGCACTCGGTTTCGACCTCGAAACCTGTATCGCTCGGGTCGATGGGCTCGAATTTGCCGATCTCGTCGCCGCTCAGAAAGACGCGGGCGAGGCTGGGCATGATCGACTCGACCACATCCGCCACATCGTTGGTGACTACCTGCGAGCGCCCGTCCTGCTCGTTGCCATAGGGATCGCGGTTGAATCGGCGCAGTGCTTCCGCGCGCTGGTCCGCAAGCGGGCCGTCAGCCCAATTGATAGCCGACTGCTCTTCCTGCTCTATCGCAGTGAGCAATTCATCTTTGGACAGCTTCATGGGCTACCTTATTGGGAGGGCGGCCAGGGCCGCGCCGTTGCTCTAGCTCATCCAGCCGCGCTTCTACTCGATCCAGTTGCGCAGCGAGGGCTTGCACCATGGCGACGGCAGCATTGACCGTCTGCATCAACTGCCGCGACTCTTGAATGTTCAAACGATCCCCGCGTTGCTGTACTTGATCGGCTCGAGCTTGCGCTCCGGCTTCAACCCCAGCGCCAGATAGCGAAAGGCATCGGCCGCATGGCTGGTATGGTCGTGCAATGGACGCGGCTCGAAGCACTTGCGCTCCTCATTCCACGCCCGCCGGTACTGCTTCAGCAGTTCCACTCCGTCAACCGTGCGGCTTTTGTCGAACCAGCATCGAGCGAGTAGCAGGCGGGCTGCATTGATGCCGTCATCCACTCCGAGCCGGGGCGCGATCCGCACCTTAATGCCCAGAGCAGCCAGCGTTTCGATGCGGCTCTTGCCCGAGCCCAACTCGCGGACGGACGCATCGTGCGGGACGATGTGATCGCCCCACACAAAACCCTTTGCCTGTAGGACTTTGGCATAGTGATCAAGTCCGACGCCGCTGGCCTCGTAGTAATCGACAATCCGCACCTCTTTTCCTACCTGCTGCGCGAACCATATCGCCGTGCTGTCGCCGATGCCGAGGTCCCATGCCGTATGCACCGGCACGCCCTTCTCGACCGGGACGTTACTTATCCTGCCCTGCTGCTCGGCCTCCAGCAGTTCCTTGCCAAAGTAGGCGCCCTGGATCGCCGCCTCAAACGATGTCTCCCACTCCTGCGCGTACTGATCCTCGCTCATCTGCGCCCGCGCGCTGGCCAGTTCGTCCTCGCCGATCAGGTGCGTGTCGCTGGCCTTCAGCCGCAGCGTGAACCACTCGGGATCGTCCTGCGCCCGCTGCCAGATGTCGTAGAAGGCGTTGTGTCCCTTGGGCGTGCCGATGAACACCGCCCATCCCTGCCGATCCGACAGCGCCGGGCGAATGACCTCGCTCCATACGCGCGGCTTCATGTCGGCCACTTCGTCGAGCACTACGCCGTCGAGGGCGATCCCCCGCAGCGTGTCCGGGTTGTCTGCCCCGTACAGTCGAATACGCGCCCCGTTAATCAGATCGACGCGCAGTTCTGTCTCGTTGGCATTGGCCAGCAGCGGCTGCGAGTACCGCCGCAGGTAGTCCCAGGCCACGCTTTTGGCTTGGCTGAAGAGCGGGGCGATGTAGGCGTAGCGTGCGTTCTGCTTGCCGTCTTGGATGGCGCGGCGGATGAGATCGTTGACAGTGGCGACAGTCTTGCCGGCTCGACGATGGGCGACAATCACCGCCCACCGCTGCCGGCGCTCGTGGAACTCGACGAAGGCCCGGCGCGGTGCGTAGTCGATGACTACTTCTCGGCGCGCCACTTCACCGTCAGTTCAAGCGGGCCGCCTTCCGCCCCGGTGATCTCCTGCCGCGCCAGCTTGGGGTGGATGTACTCGGCCAATCCCATCGCCGTGCGTACCTTCTCGCCGATCGACAACTCGTTTCCTTGCAGCGCTTCGATCACCGACTCAATCGGATCGAACCCGAACGCCTCACAGATCGTTGCCACGGTGCGGATGTCCGTGGCCGCCCGCTTGTTGGCCGCTTTCACTCTCTGCTTTCTGCGCGGAGCGTGATCATTCATCTCATCCAATGGAAACGCCTTCGGATGCCGGCACTGCTCGGCCAGTTCCTGGGCGATGCCTTCCATTAGCAGCCCTTCTTCCCGCCGCCCTTACCCTTGCCGCCCTTGCCCTTCTTCTTCATGATGGCCTCGCTAGGCGAAAAAATAGCCGCGGTTAGCGGCAGTTGTGCGAAGTTCGCGGGCGCACGTTCCCGCCGACTACGTTAGTACGGGTTTTGTCAGGTTGCAAGCGATTTATGACATCCGCACAAATTACTGCATTACGTCCAGCAGCGCCCGGCATGCGGCGTCGAGGGAGGCCCGGGTCTGGCCAATGTGCTCGACGTAATGGCGCTTGAGGATTTGGCGGTGGACGCGGCCCAGATCGCGGATGGCGCGGTCCAGATGCTCGGCGTCCATCTCGTTTATCGATTTGGCGATCTCCTCGGGGGCGCCGATGTCACCCCAGCCGGCGTCCCAGGCTTGGCTGGGAAGCCACTGACTCCAAAGGCTCGAGAGCTTGGCGGTGAGGTCCGGCATCACGTCGTAGTGGCTCCACCGGGCCCAGTTGTGGAGCCGGTGCTTGATGAAGTGGAGCGGATCGAGATCGTCATCCATGCCGCGCTTTCGGGAATAAATCAGCGGCTCTTAGCGCATCTCCTAACCTCCGAGCTGCGTGGGCTCCTCCAACAGCAACCAGCTCTTGTGCTGCTCTAGCTATCTCTATCAGCAAAAGTACATTCTTTGGGGTCGAGCAGCGATCAAACCGCTCTATAACAGAATCCAAATATTCGTTATCGTCGCGCTCATCGTTGGCCAGATAGCCCATGAAGTCGTTGAACATGAGCATGATCAGTACGTCTTTTGTCGGGTATTCATACCCGTTTACCGTCTTTTTCTTGTGCAGTTTCAAGACGTGCTCAACGTAGTCTGCATCTGCCGGATAGCAGCCGTAGTCGGTTATCAGAACGATCGCCCCGGCAATGTCGCCTGCCTTACTCCATCTTCCAGAGTTCATTCTTTCGGCTCCCAGTGCTTGCCGTCGGGGCCGCAGCCGACGTTTCCCCACCAATGCGGGTCGCGCATGGTGACGATGGACGGGGTGGGGACGGCGTGGCGGCCGTAGGTGACGCCGCGGCGGCAGACGGGTTCGTCCAGGACAGAGCTGGCGAAGTAGTAGCGGCAGTCGGAGCACTCCGGGGCGGGCTTAGTCATCCTGGGGGCTTTCGTGGACGCGACCGAGGGGCGGAAGCACGGCGGGCGGATAGCCCAGTGCCTGGGCGAGGTCTGCCACAGGCCCGCCAATGGCCTTGAATGGGGCTACAGGCGCTTTGGGGCGGGGGTGACGTACCCGCGCCTCGCCCAGGCGTTTGGCGCGCTCCTGAGCCCGTTTAGAGGCATTTGCGCCGGCGTGGACGTGGTGGGGGAGGATGTCGAGGTTGATGGGGCGGGGTTTAGTCATGGTTCCTGTTCCTGAGCTCGAGCGGGGCTTCCAGGGACCCGGGACATGGCGGGGGCCCCCTAAAGGGGGCCACCCCCGCTGAATGTCCCGGATGTCCCGTCCCTGGTCAGCCGGGACAAAAAGGGACAATGTCCCGTATGTCCCGTTTTGTCCCGCCTACTTTTTCAGCCATACATGCCCTCCGGCCGATCCGATTTGCGAGCATTTGTACAGGTCATCGAACGCGCGCTGGAATCGCTTCCTGCGCGCATCTTTGCCGGTTTCGGGGTCGGAGCAAGTCGGGTCGATCGCATAGAAACGGGTTCGCCAAAGGTCAACCCTGACCCCGCGCTTCCCGCTGGGGATTACTGAGGTCGACGGCAATGGCTGGCCGTACTCTGCAATCGTCTGCTGCAGTGCATCAATGGCGATCAGTTGAACGCCTGTCTTGGGTCGGCCGGTCGGTTTGCGTGGTTCGGGTTGGTCGTGGATTTGGATGACGGCGCAGGATGAGTCGCGTTCGTCGGGGTCGGCGTCTGGGTCGGTCGATGGTCCGAGGTCGATCGGTTGCAGTGCAAAAACGAATTCCTTGCCGTCCTCACCTTCCTTGACCTTGGTCAGGGTGACAGTGCGCTGGTGCTCTTCGCGCTTGACGTAGAGCTCGGCGTCGAGCGCGCCCTTGAGGCTGGAATGCCCACGCGCGCCGCGCGTCTCGTCCTTGCCGCTGTGGTGGACGTAGAGCACGCTGGCGTTGGTGGCGGTGCCGATCTTGCGCGCGGCCTCGATCATGGCGCCCATGTCGGACGACTCGTTCTCGTCGCCCGCGCCCATGACGCTGTTCAGCGTGTCGATCACGACCAGGGCGACGCCGCCGAGCTCGGTGGCCGTGTCCTGCAGCTCGCGCAGCAGGTCCAGGAGGTCGGCCTTCGGGTCGCGCAGGTTGAGGTGGGTATTGATGATGCGCAGGCCGGAGAGCTCGGCGGGCGCAACGGCGTGCTGGGACATGTACGCGCGCAGGCGGTTGCGCAGATGCCCTTCGCCGGCGATGTAGATGATGTTGCCGGTGGTGACACGCTGCCCGTACCAGGGGCGCCCGCGCAGGATGCAGCCGCACAGATCGAGCGTCAGAAACGACTTCCCCGACCCGCTCTGGCCGTAGACCAGCCCCAGGCCGTTCTTCGGCAGCACGCCGCGGATCAGCCAGCCTTGCGACGGCTGCGCGAGCAGGTCGTCAACGGTCAGCGGGCGCAGGCGCGATGGGTCTCTGGGCAGATCGATAACTGGTGCCGCCGGGGGCGCATCGTCTGGCAGTGGCTTGTCGTACATTCGCTGCCAGTAGCGGAACCCCTGCGCCCTGCCCTCCTTGCTGCCGTGCGGCCAGGACTTGAGCAGGGCGATGATCTCGTTCAGCGAGAATCCGGCCGTCTTGAGCATGCGCACCATGCTCATGTCGCGCCCCGACCCGGAAGCGTCGCGCAGCCCGTCGGCATGCCCGTCGTAGCGTTGCCGCGCGTGGCTGTTGCCGTCGAGGAACAGGTCGAACTGACGACGCAGCATCAACGCTTCAATCTCGCCCAGCGTGTAGGTGCGGTCGCTGAAGTGCAGCAGGCGCGCTTGGCGTGGCTCCCTTGGGTAGCCGTGGGCCAGCTTGGTCGCGTTCGGGTAATTGATCGTGCCCGGAAGGCGCATCACCCGGTCGCAGTTGTGTGTCGACGGGCCGTCGAACAGCTTGCCGACGCGGTCGTTCAGTGCTTCGTAGTGGGCGCGCTTCTCGGCATGCTGCAGGTCGACCGGATGCGCCAGGCGCCAGAACGCCTGCAGGCCGTTGCCGCTGTCGATGATCAGCGAGGCCGAAGCCTCGAGTTCGGGGTACAGGCGGCGCAGGAGGTGAGCGCGTGCGCCGTCGTACCCGCGATACATGAGAACGTCTGGGTCGGCGTCGGTCCACATCATCACGCCGGAAGTCATGTCGCCCTTGGCCGCTTTCTTGTGCACGACGGCGTTGGCGACGTTGGGCGTGAAGTACATTCCCCAGCCAGCCTCGTTGCGCTCGACCGCCCAGGTGACGGCAGCATCGAGTTGGTCGGGCAGCGAGAACGTGCGGCCTTGTGGATCTCGTATCTGCTTCGGGTCGATGCAGACCAGCAGCAGCGTGCCCTGCGGGCGGATGACGCGGATCGCGGAAGCGATCTCGTCGCGGTTGATGGTGGCAACCGCAACGCCGGCAGGATCGAGTGCCAACATGGTCCCCGCTCAGTTGCTGCGCGCCTGGCGGCTGCCGAACCGCTCGATGTACGACCACATGCGGTCGAAGTTCTGCCGCGGTCCTTTCGAGTCGGCGATGATCTGCCCGCGCAGGAGCAGCATCGGCTCGTCGTAGTTGCTGCGCACCAGGAAGCCGACGTTCATGCGGCCAGCCATCAGGTGAATGGCGCCGAGCGCGTTGGTGTGCGAGCCGAGCGCGATCTGTGACGGATTGCCGTACACCGGCCCGATGAAGACCGGATACTTGATCGCGTCGGCGTAGCTCTTGGCCTGAAACACGGCGTCGATGAACGGCGTCAGGTTGTCATCGAAGCCCTTTACCTCGACCAGGGCCCACTGCCCGTTGGGGAGTTCGCCCTTGAGGTCGATGCGATAGCCGTTGTCGAGCGAGTACTCGCGTTCGATGTTGGTACAGAAGCGCCCGAGAATCTGGGCGCCGGCAACCACGAGCTCCTGCTCTTTGCTCACGCCGCCCTCCGGTTGAGGGCCAGTGCCGTGGTGCGTGCTGCATCGCCCGACTTGACTGCGGCGCCGCTGAAGCGCAGCACGGCATAGCCAAGCAAGGCCGCGGCGTTGTATTTGATGAGGTCGGCCTCGAACCCGGCGCCGCGGTTGTGGCGGCCGTTGACCCAAGTGCCGCCTTCGACCTCGACCAGCACCTTGAGCTCGGGCCAGGCGAAGTCGGCACGCCAGCGTCTCGGCTTGGCGAACACGAACTCGCGCACGGGCTCGGGCAGCTTGAGCGCGCGGAGTTGCAGCGCGAACTGCTCCTCGAGGAGAGAAAGCCCGCCGCGTTGGGTCGATCCGGGGGAGGAAGGCCGGTCGGGTCGTGATGCCAGTGCGGCACGCGGCGGGCGGGAAGGCATGGTGGGCTAGTCCTGGCCTGCGTCGGCGCTATCGCTGCGCTGCAGGGCGAGTAGCCTCAAGGCATGGGCGTTGATCTCGCGCTTGATGAGGCTGCGGATCATGGCCGACTGCGACAGGCCGGCATCCTAGGCGACTTCGCCGAAAGCGACGAATTCCTCGGCGCTCAGGAACGTCTTCACCGGGATGTCGCGGGTCACGCTGCGGCTTTGCGAAGCTCGGCATCGGCGAGCAGTTTGCCGCCAGAGAGAACTTCGATTTGGTACTGGTACTGCGCTGGCACCTTGCCGCCCCATGCTGATACCGTCGGCTGCGTGATCCCCAGCGCAGCAGCGAGGCGCACTTGCGTGCCGCCGAAGAAGCTCAATGCTTGGGCGTAGGTCATGATGGAAGGATTATGGCCGCAACGATATCGCTATGTCAATGCCCTAGCGCGGTACGGTTGGCTCATGGCTACCAGACCAGTGCCGGGCACGATCGGTGAGCGGGTGCGCGCGAAGCGGCGAGCTCTCGGGCTGACCCAGGTCAAGCTCGCTGAGAAGGCGGGGATGGGCCAGTCCAACATCAGCAGCATCGAGTCGGGCGACAATCACTGGACGCGCGGCCCGAACCTGCTGCGGCTGGCGGCGGCGCTGGAAGTGTCGGCCAAGTGGCTGGCGACGGGCCTGGGAGATCCGCAGCAGCCCGTAGGAGCGTCTACGGACGAGGCGGTGGTACTGGACATCCTCCGCTCCCTCTCAGCGCCTCACAGAGCCGCCTGGATCGCTACTGGGCACGCTCTGGTAGCCGCCGACCTTGCCGTCACGCCCAGCAAGTCCAACCCGTTCCCGATCAAAAAAGCGACGGCGCGGTCCTCCTGAAAAAAATTTGCGCTGACCTATTGACACGGCGATATTGTTTCGTCAATATGTGCCCATACCAGACGCGCCCAACGAACAAGGACCGCCATGACCAACCACCCGCACCTCGCCGAAGAAACCGAAGCCTTCTTCTCCCGTAATGATCGTTTCGACGGTTTCGACCGTGGCGACCTCGACCGCGACTATGCCGCCGATCAAGCCGACTACTGGGAAGCGGAATTGCAAGATGAAAACGCCAAGGCTGAGGTGCAGCAATGACATCCCGCCACGACTATCCCGAACTCGCCGACCCGCCGGCCGCCAAGCCGCGCGAGTGCGTGCAGACCCGCTGCCCCATGTGTTCCGGGATCGGCTACCGCACGCAAATGGTGACCATCAGTGGCGAGGAACAGGCCGCGCGCTGCTGCTGGTGCGGCGGCAGCGGGTACTACTGGACGGAGGTCGACGATGCGCCGGCTTGGTGAGAACGGAGAGGTGTGGCACGAACGCCTGGGCGACGTGTGCATCGCGATCGTCGCCTTCCTGGTCCTGCTGTCGCTGGTCACTTGGTGGCTGCCATGACGCTCTTCGCTCTTCGCGCCGCCGCGGCCGACCACCTGCTGCAGATGGCGATCGCCGCCCACCCGCACAACCGCAACCATCAGGCGAAGTGGATTCGCGCCATCCGGTACTTGCGTCGTCGTCGATTGTGGATCAGGGACGGCGCGAAGGCGACTTGGGGCGTGCCGGGAGAGGCCGCATGAACCTGGACCAAGTCTTTGAGGCAGCGCGCAAGCGCCTGCACCGCTGGATCAACCGCAGCGTTGCCCAACGGCTGCGCCGGCTCAAGGAGAGAGAGGAAAACCGATGAACGCACCGCTGACACTGACCCAATTGGCCGCCGCCTGGCAAGCCGCCAAGGCCGACGAGCGCGCCGCCAACGCGCGTCGCCTCGAGATCGAGGAGCAGATCGTCGATCGGTTCCCGGTCGGGCTCGAAGGAACGGAAACGATGGAAGCCGGCAACGTGCGCATCAAGGTCACCCACAAGCTTAGCCGCACCGTCGACAGCAAGGCCCTGCAGCAGCACTGGAACAGCCTGTCGGCGTTCGCCCAGGACGTTTTCAACTGGAAAGCCGACGTGAGCCTGCCGGCCGTGCGCCGGCTGCAGGAGAACCACCCCGACCTGTACCCGTCGGTAGCCGTGTTCATCACCAGCAAGCCGGCCAAGGCGTCGGTGAGTGTCGAGGAGGTCGCGCCATGAGCATCAACCTCGCATCCATCACCCGCACGCGCCGGATGCAGGCGCCGAAGATGCTCCTGGCCGGCGACACCAAGATCGGCAAGTCGACCTTCGCTGCCACGGCGCCCGGTGCGATCGGTATCTGCACCGAGGACGGGCTGTCGGGCATCGATGCCCAGGCGTTCCCGCTGTGCAAGTCGCTTGATGACGTGTACGACGCGATCGGGTCGCTGATGGCTGAGCCGCACGACTACCAGACCGTGTTCCTCGACAGTCTCGATTGGACCGAGCCGCTGATCCACGAGCACGTCTGTCGCGCCAACCGTTGGGACACGATCGAGAGCCCGGGCTACGGCAAGGGCTACATCGCCGCCGCGGCTGAGTGGCGCACGCTGCTCGACGGCTTCGAGGCGCTGCGCCAGGAACGGCAAATGGCGGTCATTCTCATCTCGCACGTCAAGCAGAAGCGCATCGAGTCGCCGACGCACGAGGGCTACGACGCCTGGGTCTTAAAACTGCACGATCGCGCCAGCGCGCTGTGCCTGGAGTGGGCCGACGTGGTGGGCTTCGCCGCGCACCGCATCGCCATTCGCAAGACCGACGCCGGCTTCGGCCAGAAGGAAGCCAAGGCCGTGACCACCGGCGAGCGAGTGCTGCACCTCGAGGCGCACCCGGCGTACCCGTCCGGTTCGCGCTTCGGGCTCAAGGACTGTTCCCTGAGTTGGGATGCACTTGCGTCTCAGCTTGTTTCCCCGGCCGCGCTTGCGGCCTGATCCACCCACCCAAAGGACCCATCATGGCCGACCTTAGCTTTTTCAACGCATCCGAAGTCGAACCGCTGCAACCGATGACCGTGCTGCCGCGCGGGCGCTACACCGCGATGATCACCGCCTCCGAGGAGAAGCAGACCAAGAGCGGGACCGGCGCCTACCTGCAACTCGAGTTCACCGTCCTCGACGGGCCGCACGCCAACCGTAAGGTCTGGGCTCGGCTCAACCTGGACAATCCGAACCAGACCGCGGTCGAGATCGCCCGCCGCGAGCTCGCTGCCATCTATCAGGCGCTCGGCATCAAGGCCGCGAAGGACTCGGCCGAACTGCACGACAAGCCGCTGCAGATCGAGGTCGCGGTCGAAGTGAAGGACGGCAACGAGAACAACCGCATCAAGGCGTACATGGCCGCCGGCAACGCAGCGCCCAAGCCGGCCACGCCCGCCCCTGCCGCGGCGCCGGCCGCCAAGCCCGCCCGCCCCTGGTCCCGTGCGGCATGAAGCTGCCCGATATCACGCTCGACCCGACGCTGGCTGCGATCGACGCTGCCCTCGAGGCAGCCGCGGCCAGCGAAGAGCCGCGGCCGTACTTCGGCATGAGCTCGGCCGGCGACGAATGCGCCCGGAAACTGTGGCTACGCTTTCGCTGGGCAGCGCGCGAGCAGTTCAGCGCCAAGACGCTGAAGGCGTTTGCCGACGGCCATGCCGGCGAGGCGCTGCAGGCCGCCCGGCTGCGCCTGGTGCCCGGGCTGAAGCTCTACACCGCCGACGAGCACGGGCAGCAGTTCGCCCTGCAAGCCTGCGGCGGACATCTGCGCGGGCACCTTGACGGCGTCGTCGTCGGGCTCCTGCAGGCGCCGAAGACCGCTCACGTCTGGGAGCACAAGCAGGTCAACCCGGACAAGTTCAAGGCCCTGCAGAAGGCGGTCGCCGACAAGGGCGAGAAGGACGCCCTCGAGGCTTGGGACAAGGTCTATTTCGCCCAAGCGCAGCTGTATATGAAGCACGCCGAGCTCAAGCGGCACTACCTCACCGTCAGCACGCCAGGCGGGCGAGAGACGATTGCCGTGCGCACCGAGTACCAGGCAGATAAGGCGACGGCCCTGCTCGACCGCTGCGAGAAGATCATCTTCGCGGCATCGCCGACGGAGAAGATCAGCACCGACCCGGCGTTCTGGCTCTGCAAGTGGTGCCCCTATTCGTCGATCTGCCATGGCACCGCGGCACCCGATGTCTCATGCCGCACGTGCGCCCATGTCACGCCGGAGCAGGATGGCACCTGGACGTGTGCGCGGAACGACCGCGAGACGATCCCGTTGGATTTCCAGCGCGTCGGCTGTGACGACCACCGCTTCATCCCGCGCCTGGTCGAGAACTTTGCCGAGATCGAGAACGACGAGGATGGCGTCACGACTTGGCGCAACAAGTTGACCGGCGCCTATTTCAGGCAGCCAGAGTATCTGTCGAAGGAGTTCGTCGCGGCCGAGGACAAGCGCCTGCTCGGCGACGAAGGCGTCGATCAGTTTAAGGGCGTGTTCGGTCATGCGCGGATCATCCCGTCGCCGAAGACGAAGCGCGAGCCGATGCCGCGCGGCGATGACTTTGTTGACGACTTGCCGTGGGACACGGGGACGCCGCAAGAGGAGCTCAAGGTATGAGACACGATTCGACCATGAACCTCGGCCGGATGCACTTACAGCCGAAGAAGAAATGCGTGCCTAAAGAAAAGACCTGCGCCAAGTGCGGAGAAACTAAATCATTAGATGAGTTTCATTTGCACAACACAGCAAAATACGGAAGAAACTCACGTTGCAAAACATGTATTTCTGCTTATCACAAAGAGCATTACGCAAAGAACTTTGAAAAGATCCAAGAATGGCGGCGCGCTTATGACGCATTACCAAGCACGATTGCTTGGCATAAAGAGTACAGGCACAGCGAGGCCGGGAAAATAGCCACTATGGAAGCAACAAGGAGGCGAAGAGAAAAGTCTCGGCAGCGATACATCGCCAACAATGCTGTAAATAATGCCATTCGAGATGGAAGATTGTTTCCGTTTCCTTGTTGGGCTTGTGGCGCAACAGATCACATAGAAGCGCATCATCCAGCATACAGCCTTCCGCTTGACGTGATTTGGTTATGCAAGAAACATCACTTAGAAACTCATGTGATGGCTCGCAAATCAGATCGAAGCGTTCGCTCATAAGGAACACATCAAATGCGGAACGACTCTTATATGAATCCGGGCAGATTGCATCTGATCCCAAAAGAACCTTATGAGTTCGGGATCGACCACACTTCGACAATGATCTGGAAGCGCGAGCAGATGGATCGCGGCATCCACCTTCCGCGCGAGATCCGGTATGTGCCGGCACACCGCCGGGCCGCGCGCGGGATCGTGGCCGGGGTCATCGGAGGGCTGCTGATCTGGGCGTTCGTGCTGCTCACGGCCTGGGCGGCGTGGCGGGCGTTTTCGCTATGACAGAAGGATGGGTTGCATCAGCCGTGCTCACCATGATTGGAGTCGTCATCTCGTCATTGGGCGTTGGCATGGCGGCGGAGGAATTCCCCGGCGGGACGCGCGCTGGCAAGTGGCTAATTTGCGTTGGCCTAATTTTCATTGCTCCGCTGTCAGTGCGGCTATGGTTGGCTGCGATATTGCTATGACAGACAAAGTGCTATCAGACCTGCGCCGCATCGCGCAGACATACCCGACGCGCGGCACGCAGGATGCCGTGATTGCTGCCGTGGATGAGGTACAGCGGCTGCGCGCCCAACTCGCAGCGGCGCGGGCGGCACTAGCGGCTGTTAGCGAACGGATTGATCGTGGGTACTACCATACCGCGAAAGCATTGATCGACGCCGCCCTCGCCGGGGAGAAGAAATGAGCGCGCAATGCCAACACAAGCTAGTCCGATATGAATGTTGGAAATGCCGCGACGAATGGAAAGAACCAAAGCCAATGAGCATCGACATCACCAGCAACAACGACGCGCTGGCGGCAGAAGTCTCCGCCCTGCGCCACGACATCGCCCGCCACGTCGCCATCGCAGCGGAGCAGGCGGGGGAGATTGAACAGTTGCGTCAGGACGCGCTGCGGTATCGGTGGCTGCGCGAACACATGACTTGGACGACGCACGAAGAATTCCCCGGCACCGATCTGTCCTACCTCACGCGCCGCTGGTATCACGAAACCACGACGTTTCGAGCATCGACAATCGATGAAGTGGTAGACGCCGCCCTCAAGGAGCAGAAATGATCTCGGACAAAGAGCTTGATGCGCTGGTGGACGACCTGCGTTACGCTGCCCGCGCTCGTGCCGCCGACGCAATCGACCCCGCGGCGAGCAAGGATCACGATCTGGCGAGAGGGGAGAGCGTGAAGTGAACTGGCTTTCCGCATCCGCCATCGGCGCGCTACTCGACATGACGCCGCGACAGGTGCGCGAACGGATCGCGCTGCGGCCCGACTTCCCGCGCCCGCTCAGGATCGTCGCCGCGGTCATCGGCGGGACGGTGCTCTGGGCGGTGCTGCTGCTGATCTCGTGGGCGGCGTGGCGGTGGATGGTGCGGGGATGAGCTACAACATCAGCCTACGCGACGACCCGCCGCCACCATGCCCTGAGTGCGCCGCACTGCGCCACGACATCGCCCGCCACGTCGCCATCGCGAGCGAGCAGGCGGAGGAGATTGAGAGGCTACGGTCGGCAATATCTTCGCAGCCCGTGGCGTGGCAGTTGGTTTCTTGTCGCGGCACCGCCGAGACATGGATTCGTATGACGCCGCCAATAGACAACGCGCAGGAGTGGCGACCGCTTTATGCACACCCGTCTCCCAACGACAAAGGACAGCATGACGCATTGCTGTCGGCGCTTGCTCGGGCAACGGACAAAGCGCGGCATTTGTGTCGCTTGATTCGCGCCGACTCAATCGTGCTGGACGCATTGCACGGTAACGACGAATTGCCCGCTGCGCTTGTGGCAACTGAGTCCGCTATTCGCATCAGCAACGAAGTGCTAGACGCATTTCTGTCAGATGGAAATGAGAGAAATGGATAGAGATGAAATGTTCCGGCGCGTTCAGCAGCGCATTGCCTTTCACCGTCGCGGCGCCGCTGATGCGGCGGCAAAGTGGCTCGCGGATGACTACACAGCAGACGCCGATGCGCTAGAGCAATGCATCAAGCTGGCTATGGAAAACGACGCTTTCCGCCACGAACGCGATCAATGGCAGGCGCTGGCCGCTGCGGCGGATGCGGACAAGAGGAAAGCGGAAGCCATCGCAGCGGAGCAGGCGGGGAAGTTGGAGAGGATGCGCGCGTTACTGCTTAACGCGTACTGCTACGTCGTGGCGCACGTTCCGATTGGCGTAAAGACCGACAAGGATCGCGGCGTGC